TGAGGCTCCTGCGCGGGTTTCCGACGCTTTCGCATTCGTCTCAGATGTCTTCGCTGCGGAAGCAGAACTCGCAGCTGCAGTGGCCTGTTCAGTGGCTTCGCCAGCCTTCGTTGTGGCTCTTGAAGCGGACGATGCAGCGCTTTCTGCCAACTTTCCGGCAGCGGTGGCACTGGCTGAGGCCTGCCCGGCACTTGTTGACGCGGCGCTGGCAGATGATGCAGCCGCTGTTTTTGAGTCTGCTGCTGCGGAGGCACTCTGTTCCGCTGCCGTTTCAGAAGACTTAGCGTTCGTCTCGGACGTTTTTGCCGCTTTCGCGGAATTGCCTGCCGCCGTTGCCGAGGAAGCGGAACTACTGGCGCTCGAGGCTGCGCTCGTTTCTGATGATTTTGCCGCCTCTTTTGAAGCCGACGCATCCCGGGCTGAGGAGGCTGCTTCTGACGCTTTCGTGGTCGCGGTGGATGCAGAGGTGGCTGCTGATTGTTGTGACGCTGCAGCATTCGTTTCAGACGTTTTCGCGGCACCGGCACTGGTAGCCGCCACGCTTTTTGAGGACTCTGCAGCGGCAGCACTTTTTGAGGCTTCAGTGGCCTTTGTTGATGCCGTTCCTGCGCTGGAAGACGCTGACTGAGCCGACGAAGCGGCCTGTCCGGCTGACGTGCTGGCTGCACGTGCTGAATCTGCAGCATCAGTCGCATGGGTTGCCGCCTCACGGGCAGATGTGCTGGCATCACTGGCTGACTTCTTCGCGGCTGCCGTGTTCTGTGCCACCACGGACGCGTTACGCGCCACCTCTTCCACCATCAGTTCAAAACGGCGCAGTGCCTCCGGACGGGCATCATCCTCCGTCATGGCACCGAGAAAATCATTCAGCGTACCCGGTTGTGAGTCTTCATACACGGTGATGGTCCCGGCATGCGATGGCGGGAAGCCTTCCACCAACAGAATAACGCTGTACTGACCGTACTCAACGTCCATGCTGTAACGCCCGGCTTCATCCGGATTTTCTGAGGCCACCGTGTTCACCACCACCGTGGTGCTGTTACGTTTTGCTTTCAGCTGGATTGTGCAGTTCTGTACCGGTTTTCCTGTGCCGTCTTTCAGTACACCTGAAATCTTTACTGCCATATTCACCCCACAAAAAAGCCCGCCTGAACCGGCGGGCTGTCATAACACTGTGTTACCTGGCTAATCAGAATTTATAACCGACACCCACGATGAAACCGTCAGTGCACCAGTCACCACTGCCGGAGCCTTCATAAGCGACATCAATGGCCACGGATTCGGTCGGGTTAAACTGCACGCCAGCCCCCCACACCAGAGACGTGTTGCTGTGGCGACCGTCATCACTTCCGGTCAGCACGTCGTGCGTTTTCCCCTTGTTATCAGTTACGCGGAGATAATCCCCGGAAAAAGTCGACACACGGCTGTAAGCCACACCCGCCATCGCATACGCGCTTAACCATTCATTCACGCGCACAGACGGCCCCGCCATCACGCTGAACCAGCGGTTACGCACGGAATCTTCATGCCAGCGGGTATCGCTGTAACGGGTCAGCTGGCGATTCTTGTCTCCTGCATAGCTGAATGACGTCACCAGCCCCAGTGTGTCCGTAAACTCATAACGGTATTTCACGTTAATCCCGTTCAGATCATCGCTGCCGGGAACGTTCGTCGAGGTATAAAGATAGCCCGCGCTCAGCGTGGACTGATGTTCAGACGCCCATGCAGGCGCACAGGATGCGGCCAGACAAATGGCTGCGGACAAAATGGCGGCATAAAGTTTACGCATAATTACCTCTCGCTTTTCTGCAATAAAAAAGGCACCATTTCTGGTGCCCTTATCTGGGTTATAAATATTTCAACGGATACTGATACCGGAAGCCGCTTTTTTGGTCACTATCACCGTACAGTCTGTGATGTTACCTGCACCCTGATTGCCTTTCTGGAAAATCCTGAACTCCAGGGTGACGTTCCCACCACCACTCGGCATATCAATAACCGCGCTGTAACTCCCGGGAACTGCCCCTCTGGTTTCTCTGGATGCGATTAAGACACCGTTTTTGCGAACTTCAAAACCATAACCCGTGTACCTTGTACCTCCCGGGTTATTACCGCTCCCCGGATTGTCATACGCCACACCGTTAAAAATAATGGGCGGAATAATGATTTGACGGTCAAAGTTATGATCATCGCTGATGGTGACGGTAACCGTCCCGTCGGGTGTTTCCGTGTTCCCCCACGTACCAGCCCTTTTCGGGAATGGTCTGGATACCGCTTTAACGAAGTCCCCCCTGACCTGGTTCGCCTCCAGCATGCCCTTAATCGTACAGTTCTCATTTACCGTGACGTTGTTGAGCGTTCCGGCGTTCGCGTTCACGTTACCGCTGATATCCGCATTTCTCGCCGTCAGCCGACCGTCAGGTGTCAGGGAAAATGCCGGTGGATATCCACCGCTGGTAATGGTGGGAGCCGTCAGATATTTCAGGAACACTTCATTCATGAATATCTGATCACCCTGACCAACAAACATCGGCTTTGTGTTGCCATTTGCAGGATTAATCATCGCAATCCTGTCTGCCGCCAGCAGCACCTGACTCTGCATGCCGTCGGGGGTGTTCTCAATACCGGCACCGATACCCGCGATATAAAGGCGTCCGTCCTGCATCTGCTGCAGCTTCACAGCCCACATGCTGTTCAGGTTATTACTTGTATCAACCTGAACCTGCTGTATCTGCTGAATTGCTGCACTCTGGTCTTCCAGTTTCTTATTGACGGTCTGTGTGATTTCATTGCTGACATCCGTAATGGACGTCCTGATTTCAGCCAGGTCAGGCGCAAGCTGACCGTTATCAATCTGCGTCCACAGCTCCTGAGCCAGATGGGTTTTCCCTATCTCGCCTTTGAAAAAATCCAGATAGCCGGATGCGTCATCACTCGGCTGACCAACAGCCTCCACGAATGCCGATTTGCCAACGGTGTTCACACTGCGAACGTAAAAATAATAATTATGGCCCGGTTTGATATTGATACTGGCGGCTATCCAGTACAGCGCCGTGCCAAGATAGCGTGCTGTGGTTTCAACCTGCCTGATATCCGCAATCCGCTTTTCCGAGAACCAGAACTCAAACTGTACCGTCGGATCATAAACCGCAAGATGCGGCGTGGCGGTTATCTGAAAATAGCCCGGCGTCAGCTCAATCAGTGACGGCGCTGCCGGTGCGGCAATCCGGAACGATACCGATGCCGGGTCTCCCTGCTGCCCCCGGGCATTTACTGCCCGGACTGTCAGCCTGTAGTTCCCCAGCGCCAGTTGCGTGAAGCGGTATGTGGTTTCTGTCGTCCGGGCCGTGCTGACCAGCCGCTCACTGCCGTCGTCCGCTGCCACGGTCAGGCGAAGCATAAAGCTCACCCCCTTCACCACCTTCGGCGTGTCCCAGCGCGCCAGCACCTGATATCCCCCGCTGTCTGCGGTGACTTCGGCAGTCAGGTGCTGCACCGCTGGCGGCGTGACACCCTTCACCGTGCCGCTCTGGTCGCCGTCAAAGTGCGCCCCGTTATCCACGATGGCTTCTTTTTCCGGTACATGCTGCACGGCAGTGATGGCATACGTGCCGTCGTCGTTCTCACGGATACTCACGCAGCGGAACAGGCGCTGGCGCAGCGTCGGCAGCTTCAGCCCCCACACGCTGTATTCAGCAACGCCGTCAGGAACACGGCTCACTTTTACCTTCACGCCGTCGATGACGGACTGGACCTCCACGCTGACCGGATTGCCAGTTCCGTCAACCAGGCTTATCAGCGTGGTACCGGAGGATGGCAGCGTGATTTCACGGTCGAGCGTCAGCGTCCGGGTCTGGCTGTTCACCGCCAGCACGCGCCCACCGGTGCTGATACCGGCATAGTCATCATCGCAGATTTCAATAACATCGCCAGGTACATGGCGAAGCCCTTCAGCGCCCACGCTGAAATCCACGGTCTGCGTTTCCAGCAGTTCTGTTTTAATCAGCCACAGCCCGGCGCGGTGTGCCTGCCCCCGGCTGGTACAGCCAAAGGCATCCATCTTCGTGACGTTACGACCGTAACGGGCAATGGCCTGCGTGTCCTCAACAAGCTCTGTTGCCGTCTCCTGGCCGTTATCCGGGTCAATCCAGTTCACTTCAACGGCATTATGGCGGTCTTTCAGGGCGCTGAAGCTGTAGCGGAACGGCGCGCCATCATCCGGCATCACCACATTACTGCGGTTATAGGTCCACACCTTATCCGATGGTCGGTCCTGCACGAACGTCAGCGTCTGCCCGCTCCATACCGGCATACAGCGCATCGCCGAGCAGAAATCACTGAGCACATCCCACGCCTTGCGCTGTGTGGTCAGGTACGCATTACAGGCGATGCGC